TCAGGATCAAGTGTTCTTACGCGAGCAACATAGGGTAGACCTACACTAACCTTTGAGGCAGAACGAGCTAATGTGATGGAACCTGAACTAACTACGCGATCTGGGTGAACAGCGCCGTCAGCCAAAATTTGTACCGTCTCACCCTCAAGATGATCAAGACCAGACAAACTATCTACAGGTGGACCATCATAGCTAATACCGCTATCAATGAAAAACGCGTCTTCAACAACCATACCTTTAGCTGTGTCAAACGATTTTTCTAGGTACTCTACATATTGCACGGTTGCGCCGTCAATCGTGCGCTCAACAACTAAGTACAAGACTTCTTCTGACTCGTCGTTCTTAGGAATTACCGCAATACTTTTAACAAGAACATCAGTACCGCCAATGATGTGTCGATGCCACGCCACAACTTCTTGATCTGGCTCATACGTCAAGCAGCGAAGTTCTCCGGTCTGCAGCAACGTCCAAACCAGGTTGTCTGGCGAACGGGCATAGGCGATCTGTTTGACGTTACCAGTTGTAATGTGCTCAGCAAGCAACGTTAGATCAACCGAGGCGTAACCATCAATGTTAATGTCATACGACAACTCACGTACTTTTAGACGTGAACGGTCAATGTATATCGTGGTCCTACTGGCACCCACAGGACGTTCATTGGCTGTACCGTCAGTGGTTTCACGAGAGATAGTTGAGTTTGACGGTGTCAATGCCTCGTAGTTTCGACCAGCAGACAGAATGAATGGACCATCAGACGTACCAAGCTGCAAACGCTTCTCACCATAAATCCAGCGAATTGCGTTCACTTGGTCAGTAGCAAGAGTAAAACTCAAACCTGAGTCATCAAGCACTTCAGCCTTTGCATTTGATGGGCTAAAGGTTGCAAATTCACCTGTGCGTGTTCCCCAAATGGTTGATGGTTTCGCCACGGTAGCTGCAAAGAATAAACGTTCTTGGAAGAACGCGATGCAAGTTGGCCAACCAAGCGTGTCTGACCAAGAGCCAAGCCGCCATTCTTTAGTAGCGTTACCAGCGCCAGTTGCGCCAAAAGGAAAGTCTGGATCGACAGATACAACAATCGTTGTTGGGTTTGTGTACGCAGTGATCTTGCCCGCACCCCAAACAGCTGGTGAACCGTTTTTAAATCGAAACCAGCGTCCAATGTCAGTGACTGCGAAAGCAGAACTACTTGCAGTAATCGTTGCAGAACCCGTCAAGCTTGAAGTGTGAACCGTAATAGCAGTGGTATTGACTTCGTTGTATGGGCCATCTCGTGGTTCATACAGGTTTAGTGCCCAGTTAGTGGGTCCTAAACGATTAAGTGTTCTCGGCTGATAACTCTTATGAACAAGATACAGCACGTCAGCAGACTGAGTAAAGTCTAAATCATCAAGCTCATCTTCTGTGTATGGCGAAATTAGTTCATATGGGGCAGTGCCTGCAGCATTAAGCAGCACAGCTTCATTGCGGTAGAAGCGCACATACAAGTGACCAAACTCAACAATGTAAGCTTGCTCAGTTGAAAAAATAAACGGGATCAGTTTTGTTTTCTTGTCTGCAAATTTTGTAGGTGCAAGATAACGAGTACCTGATCTCTTAGTAATGCCGCCGTGAGGGAAGATGATAAAGTTCTCGCAGCGCTCAACAGAGGTTGCGTATTTTTGCAAGTCAACACGACCATACAAGCGAGGTGAAATCTCACCGCCTGTAAAGTTAGTTTGAATTGGCGTTGTGCGAGACATCTATTACCACCTTGGAGGAGTCGTCAAACGAGAATCAGCAATACCAAAACGACTGTTAAGCCAGTAGTCAGCATCAAGAACCTCTTGTGAGTTTTCTTGTGCATCGACAAACTTAGCTTCACGCAGTTTTAGTTCATACAGTTGCCACATCTGCTCCATCGTAGTAGATGACTGCAACAGTGGATGCGCAAGGTCTGCTGCTAGGCGAGCAGCAAGAGCATCAACTAACAAGGTATCATAGCTCGGCACGTCCGTAAGCAGAGCGATATATTTTATTTTCAACGTTGAACCATCGTAGAGAAGACGACGAGATTCAATTGAATAACGTCCATTCACGTCTTCAAGTGTCAGCAGTCTTAGAAAATCTGCTGGCAAAACAAATTGGTGAGTAAACTCGTAAGCCGGTGTTACGTTGTCAAGAGGCAAAGAGACACGTCTAATTAAGCAGTTCCAAGGATGGGCGCGAAACACAGCGGCTCTCGAGTCATCATAAAGACGACGAGACGTTGCTGCTGCCTTAGTTGGGTCAGACAACGAGTTAATGGGATCTACACCCAACAATGTGAGTGATCTATTTACGACTTCAATGTCTGATGCTGCCATGTGTTTCTCCTAACAAAAACGGGAGACCAAGCCTTACGGCCCGATCCCCCGCACTACCGGTGTTCCTTTGACTTAGTCGAGTGTGTACAGGATCTGACCGTTCAAAGTAGCGCCGTCTGGGATCGTGCCACCAGTAATGGTTGCGCGCACCGTCATACCAGTCTTGCTAGACAGTTTAGACGAAGCTGCACCAATGATGGCGCCCGCAGTAGCAACCGACGTGTTCGCCATGAAGGCGTCGTCGTCAGCAGCAACGGCTGTGTTTGAAAGGTTAGTGTAACCTGTATGACCGACTTTGATCACGCGAGACGCGCCAAGGGCCGAGTTAATAATATGCACACCAACGATGCGCACAGTACCAGCAGGCATTTGGCAAAGAGTCACGGTATCGCCATCAGCGCCGGCACCGACTTGAGTGAAGTCAAATGCACGAACGCGAACGCGACCATGCTCGTCGCACACGTCATTCATCGTCGCAGGAACAGTCTGGGTGTTAGCGTATTGCGTGCTATTTTGATTAGCCATGACTATTCTCCTTATTCAGCGCAGATGATTTCAACGACCTTCTCTTCTTCCATACGGGTTGCGCCGAAGGAAGCAGAGACGTAGACTTGAGTCGAGTTGCGCTTGTCGCGGCGAGGACCAATGTCTGTGATGATGTCTTGACCAACGGCCAAGAGCAAACCAGACTGTGCCCAAACGAGAACGCGACGGTGGTTGGAAGCGTTAGTACGAACCAACTCAGTGCGAACAAACTCAAAGCCCATGAACGTGTTGAGTTCACCTTGTACCAAAGCGCGAACGGTGTTGTAGTCGGCGCTAGTGATTTCGGTGGTACGCAACAGATCAGTCACTTGTTTTGCAGTTACTGCAATGTAACGGCGCTCAGTAGGATCAACCTCATTCTTGTCAAGGATTTCTTTTGCCTTGCGCAATTTTGCGATTGTCAAACCAGAGTTAGCTGCTGCACCGCTCTCCACATAGTCCACAGCAACTTGCTGAGTATTAGGGAAGGTCACGGTAGTAGCACCAGTCTTGCCGGTATATACAGTACCAAAAGCTGCATCGAGAATCACGTCGTCCATCTTACGACCGAGCGCATATGCTGCGTTTTGGCTGTAAGGTGAGCTAGGATCGATGAGCATACGAATGCGATCAGGACGATCGATCAGGTCAGCCCAATCGAAATCGCGCAGTGAAACGCGACGACGATCATGCGGAACATTGATCAACGGGGTGTCTTGATGGCGGCCGGTTACCTCCTGAGCAGTGGTCGCACCAATGCGGTCGTAGAACTCAAACTCAGCTGCCTGAGTTTCAGCACGTACGAGAGCACGCAGACGCGAGCCTTTCTGCTGGACGAGGTGTTCAACGTTGGCACGGTACTGCTGTACAAATGCCGTCGTAATTTGAATGGACATATGTCCTCCTCATTCAGTTAAAAAGTTAAAAACACGTTTGCCCGCAGAGGCTGCCCAAAATTCGGACCCCCACATACCCTTATGGCTAGGCGACACCCACGGACCCTTTCGGGTTGCCCGTAATTAGATAATACAGCAAAAACCAGAAAAATAAACTAGCCCAGCATCCTACCTTTTCCGGATTTGCCATCTTTATCTCGGACACTAGTCGTTCCCATATTGACTGTGCTAGTGTCTACAAACCGCATATCTCGCTGCACCTTCTTGACGACATCATCAACGTCATCATTGACTGGCTTAGCTTTCAACCGCTCAGCAAGAAGTTCGGACATACTCTTCTGAACCTCAGACGGCAGAGACGTAGACTTGACGGCGTCTCGGACAATCTGTTCCTTCTTGATTTCTTGAGAAGGCAGATTGTTTACAACCATCTGCTGGAGTTCTTCTAAGTCTTTCGAATTCTTGCTGAGCAGTGTTTTCATAGCTGAGTTACCTCGTCTGGATAAGCGAAGCCAAACAGGTCTTGCATCTTCTGGACAGCTTCTTTGTGGCCAGTAGCGCCTGGGGTCATGTACGAATTCATGAATTCCTTATCACGCTGCATGCGAGCAATCTCTTGACGAGCAGAATCAGGAGTCATCGTCCAACCGCGTGATTGACCTGGGCTTGCCAGTGCCTCTTGCATTTGTTGTCCAATCTTGGCAAACATCTTGACAAACATGGGGTGGTCACCAAGACCTGTTTGATCAAGCCACGTCATCAGTTCTTGACCACCAAAGGTTTCAACTGCGCGAACTGCAAGATCAACGCGCTCATCAAAAGCTTTGCCAAACTCGCGTTTAACGTCGTTAACCCACTGTTCACGAGCAGCCGCGCCGCCCTGAGTCACTGCGTTGTGTTGTTCGCCGACGTACGACATGTAGTCTTTAAAGATACCCTCAGCTTGTTTTTGAGTCAAGCCGTTAGCGTGGAAAATCTTTTTAAAGCGGTCAAGCGCTTCGGGTTGAAACTCCAAACCGTCAGGAACAACGCCATTAGGTTCTAGTTTGTAGTTACCGTCGCCTGGGCGACCAAGTCGCTCGTAAAACATGTCCCATTCAGATGGATCAGAACCTTCGCCAGGGATGGCGATCTTGTCCTTACCAATCATGCGTTGAGCATGCACATACGATTTTGCAAGACCATTCAGGTCTTTGATGTCTGCCAGAGTGGGATCTGCGCGCAACGTATCATCAAGAGAAGCTCGCCAATCCATTGCTGAACCGGCAGAGCTGCCCCCAGCATCGCCTGCGCCAGCATCGCCAGCACCTGCTCCTGCGGACCCTCCGTTCATATCACTCATTGTTTAACTCCTCAAGTTGCTTCAAAAGTGCCCGTGCGTCTCTTTCCAAAAAACGCAAGATGCTAAGTACCAAGCGACGCTGACCTTCACGGTGCGCCGTCTCGGTGGGATCACCTGCTACGTAAGTAGTGTCTGCGAGAAAACCTACTTTGCAGAGGTGTTCAAGCACACGCTCACCATCAGGCGTGGAAAAAGTTTTCTTGTAGCTGTCGTGCAGCTCAACGACGTTAGGTCTAGATCGGGGCACCTGGAACTCCTGAAGCACCTGGCTCAACACCTAAAGCAGGCGGAGGTTGCATTGCACCCTCAGGCATTACGGCAGCAGCAGTTGCTGCGTCCTTAGCCATGGCAGCCATTTCACGGTTCTTAGCCAAGTCAAGTTGTTGTTGTGCTTGCTGGCCCTTTTGATCACGCATCTGTTGCAGTTGTTCCATTGAAACAAGAGTCTCAAGAGGAGCATCAAGCAACTTAGCAGCCCAACGCACAGTACCATCAGCATCAATGTTGTCGAACACCTCAGGTTTGACATTGGCCAAGGGAACCAAGGACTCCATCAAGCGAGTGAAGTTAAACAACTGCTGGGTCTTCTGTGCTCGGGCAACGGGAGACACGTAGTCAATGCGAGTATTGCGACCGCGAATCTGCTGGGGAGCAGGAGGCAACATCTTGCGACGAGCCATAATATTGAAGACGCGGTCGATCATAGGACCTAGCAATTCAAACTGCAGGCGACCAACCATGGGGCCCATGAGGCGCATACGCTCTTCTTGACGCTGCAGCACCTCAGTGGCCGTCATGGAAGGACCTTCACGCATCTGCATCCAGTCAACGTGGAACGTCTTTAAGATGTGCGTACGACGTGAATCAATGAACTCAAGGCCGATGTCAGGACGAACACCTTCAACAAGAGGCATCACGCGGTCTT